TAATAGCTATTTTATTTGATTATTGGGATTTAGCACTTGATAAAGATTCTATTTTTTATTTACAAGAATATCAAAGTTATGAAGATGCATTTGCAGTAGCTTTGTCAATGAAAGAAAATAATCCTAAATGTTATAATTAATTATGAAAGCAACAGAAATACTCCGATTATTAAAATTTTCTTATTTGTGTGGATTATCTTATTCAGGCAAAGGTTGGGAAAATTTTGGTTATAAATTGAAATTAGAATATAACAAAGATTCTATTCAATATTACATAATTGAAAATGAAGAAGAATGTATTATTGTTTTTCGTGGAACGGATGAATTAAAAGATGTTTTTACAGATATTAATGTTAATTTTTATTCATCAATTTATGGTCGAATACATTATGGATTTTTTAAAGCTTGGGAAAATATTAATTTTTATTTAAGGAATAATTTGCCAATTGGTAAAAAAATATACATTACAGGTCATTCATTAGGTGGTGCATTAGCACAAATTGCAGGATTATTTATTTATAATGAAGCAATAATAACTTTTGGTTCTCCTATGATTCATCATTTTAAAGATATGCATTTAATAAATACAAATCATATAAGAGTAAGAAATTGTAATGATGTAATTACTAAATTACCATATTTAAATTATGAACATACAGGAAAATTAGTTTATCTTGATTATAATGGAAAAATAAAAGATAAAGTTTCATTATTTGATAATTTAAAAGGCCATTTAAAAGCTTGGAGTAAAAAACAATGGTTCGATGGTGTATATGACCATAAACTTACAGAATATCAAGACAAATTAGCTAATTTAGAAAATTATGAGCATTAAATTATATGAATTGACTTGCGATTTAAAAGGTGGTGTTCGTAAAATTAAAATTATCAGCAAAAATGAAGATTTTAATGAACATAGAATAAATCGTGAATTGTTTGGCAAAGGAAAAATAGAAAATTATAAAATATTAAATAATAAAATTTTAATTGATAATTTAGGATTATGATTGAATATAAAGATGTTTTGATACAAGCGTTGGAAAAATATGGTAATGATAAACAAATTTTCCAATTACAAGAAGAAATGGCAGAACTTACAATCGCGATAAATCATCTTAAACGTGGCCGGGTTGATAAAAAAGCCATATTAACCGAAATTGTTGATGTTCAAATAATGCTTGACCAAATTATTTTGATGTTTAATTTGGATGAAAATGCATTAAGATTAGAAAAATCAATTAAAATATGTAAATTAATATCTAAATTGGATGAAAAAACACACTAAAATATATTTTGAATATTTTGGTTATGATGTTTCCGATTTTATACCTTGTGAAGTATGTGGGGCCAAAGCAATTGATATTAATCATATTGATGCAAGAGGTATGGGTGGTTCAAAAGAAAAAGATTCAATTGATAATCTTATGGCTATGTGCAGAAAATGCCACATTGAATATGGCGATATAAAAGAAAAAAAACAATGGTTAAAGGATTTGCACAAATTAAACCTCTTTCGGTAAACGAAGCTTGGAAAGGAAGAAGATTTAAATCAGACAAATATAAAAACTATGAAAAATCGGTTTTATATTTTTTGCCACGTTTAGATATTCCTGACGGAAAATTATCAATTGAATTAAATATTGGTTTTAGTAATTCAAAATCAGATATAGATAATCCTGTTAAATTATTTTTGGATATTTTACAAAAAAAGTATAAATTTGATGATGCAAGAATATACCAATTGCTTGTAATTAAGGAAATTGTGAAAAAAGGAAGTGAATTTATAAAATTTCAAATAACAGAATATATTCAATAAAATTAAATTAAATGGAAATTGTAAAAATAAAAACTTCAAAAATTGTTTTGAATGATGAAAATCCAAGAACAATAAAAGAATCTAATTTTCAAAAATTAATAAATTCAGTTAAAGATTTTCCTGAAATGCTTGAAATTAGGCCAATTGTTGTTGATGAAAATATGGTTGTTTTAGGTGGTAATATGAGATTTCGTGCTTGTTTAGAAGCAGGAATGAAAGAAGTATCTGTAATTATTGCCAAAAATTTAACCGAAGAACAAAAAAAAGAATTTATTATTAAAGACAATGTTTCAGGTGGAGATTGGGATTGGGATATTTTAGTTAATTCGTGGAATACCGAACAATTAGAAGAATGGGGATTAGAAGTTCCAATTAATTTAACTGCAGAAGATGCGTTCGACATTGAAGGTAAAGATAAATTTAGCGAAAATGTAAATTTTACTATCAGATGTGATTCGATGGAACAACTTCAAGAACTTCAAACAAAGTTAAGCGTTGATGGTCAAAAATTGAATTATCAAGAATTTATTATTAAAGTTGGATTATGAGAGTAGCTATATTAGAGATTTATCCTAATAAAGTGTTTGATGCAAGTAAAGGTATTGATGCACATTTAAGAAATTCGATAATCATTGGCGATTATTTAGGTGCCGATGTTCTAATTACAGAATCCGATTACCTAAAGGCATTAAAAAGGAAATATGATGTTCTTATATTGTCTTATGCTTCATTTTACGCCCCATTTCAGCTAATAAACAGATTGGTTGAAAATAACCCTGATGCTCATCGTGTATTAATATCAAATGAATATGCTCAAAATGGGTTTATTTCAACATTTCCACCCCCTTTCATTTATATAACAAATTTTGAAGGTATAGTTATTGGTAAAAAGCACGTTAAAGAACACCACGTTTTAAATTTGAATTTATTATTTGCGAGAAAACCTAATAAATTGGCCGATAAGAAGTATGATTGCATTTATTATGGAACATTTCGCAAAGACCGAGAAAAATATTTCAAAAAATACCTTCAAAAAGGAATCTATTTATCTACATCAGACAAAAATTTTAAAAAATACAAACATATTGGTTGCAATCCTTTATGGATTAAGAAGTTATCTTGGGCCGATAAAAGAGAAACATTGAACAATTTTAGATTTTCGCTTTATATTGAAGATGAATTTACTCATACTTGTTTCAATAATCTCGGTAATAGATGGTATGAAGCAGGATTTTCAAACGTAGTAATGTTTTTTGATAAAAATTGCTACAATACATTAATAAAATCAGAAATTGGTATTCATATTGATGAAATTAAACAATTCATAGTAGAAGATTACCAATCATTAAAAGATAAAATTGAACAAATGAAACCCGATTTTGAAAAATATCTTAAAATTCAGCAAAATTGGAGAACAAATGAACCTCAATTAAGAGAAAAACTATTGAATGATTTAAAAGAAGTCATTTATAAAAAACGCTAATTATGGCATACGATAAAGTAAAAATATACGAACAAGCTAAAGAATTAGTCATTGAAAAAAAGCTTTTTTTTGTCGAAGATGTAATTGCCTTATTACCAATAAGTAAACAAACATACTACGATTTTTTTAAAGTAAATTCTTACGAATATGACACTATAAAAGATTTGCTTGATAAAAATAAAGTTGAAGTTAAAACTTCTATGCGTTCAAAATGGTATAAATCAGAAAATGCTACATTACAATTGGCATTAATGAAATTAATAGGTACCGAAGAAGAAGCACATCGTTTAAATGGAAGTAACCATAAAATATCAGGGGACCGAGATAATCCTTTGCAAAATCAAATGACCATAAATGTTGTAAGTACCGGTGTTGCAGTAAAAACCAAAGAATCTGATATTGATTTAGATTAATGTTCGAAGTAAGCGAATTATTTGAGAAAAATTTTAATTGTCCTACAAAAATTGCCATCAATCAAGGTGGAACGTGGTCGGGAAAAACTTATACTATACTTCAGGTCCTAATTACTTATGCTTTATCTGAAACGTGCATAATAACTATAGTCGGCCAAGATATTCCAAATTTAAAATCAGGAGCATTAAGAGATTTTCAAGATATTATATTCAAAAATCCTTTATTGGATAATAAAATCCTTGAATACAACAAGTCAGATAGGATTTATACGCTTGTAAATGGTTCTATAATTGAGTTTAAATCATACGATGATTGGCAAGATGCCAAATCAGGTAAAAGGGATTATTTGTTTTTAAACGAGGCCAATGGTATTAATTATGAAATCGCTAAACAATTAATTTTAAGAACAGACAAAAAGGTTTTTATTGATTATAACCCCGATTCAGAATTTTGGGTACATTCAACATATCTTAATAGCAAAAAAGCTTCTTTTTTTTATTCAGACCATCGAATGAATCCTTTTGTTTCAAAAGAAACTCGTGAAGATATAGAAAATTTACGCAATATAGACCTTGAATTATGGAAAATTTATGCTCGTGGAATCACAGGTCGAATTGAAGGCTTAATTTATCGCCATTGGAAAATTATTGATGAATTTCCTGAAATTGATTATGTTTATGGACTTGATTTTGGTTATAATCATCCAACTGCTTTGATAAAATGTGGATGGGATGATGATAATTACTTTATTAAAGAAGAAATTTATGAATCAGGATTAACCACGCCACAATTAATAGACAAAATGAAACAATTAGATATAGGTCAAACAGAAATTTTCGCTGATTCGGCTCGACCCGATACGATAGAAGAACTATATCAAGCAGGTTTTAACGTAAAATCATCTGACAAATCAGTAAAAGATGGAATAAATTGCGTAAAATCTAAACCATTAAATGTTTTCAATTCGCCAAACATTGTAAAAGAACTAAAAATGTACAAATGGAAAACCGATAAAAATAATAAACCTGTGGATGAACCTGTAAAATTCAATGATGATGGAATGGATGCGATGCGATATGGATTATATAATGGAACTAAATTATTAGGAAGGAAGGCATCGTGGTTTTAATTAACGTGGATAAACAATATGAGATGCCAACTCAATTGAATGAAATTTCCTTAAAATTATTTATCAAACTTCAAGATTTGCTATCAGAAGAAAATTATGATGAAGCAATTATGCTCGTTTCGGGTATTTCAAGCGATATTTATGAATATATTTCAAATGAAGGTAAATTAAAATTGGCAGAATTAGTTAAATTGTTATTAAATGGCGAACCTGTTTTTGGCGATGAATTGCAACTTTATGAATTATTGGAATGTCCAATTGGTCAATTTGAAGATTGGAAAGCTACTATTTCTGAATTTAAAGAAAAAACGTGGCACGCTTTACCTTGTTTGACTTTGCTTGAAAAATGTGATTACAATTATAACACTCAAATAAATAAACGATATTTAGAATATTTAGAAATGCCATCATCAATTGCACTTTTCCACCAAAAAAAGGTTAATGAGCAATTTGAAGATTTGAAGAATAAATTTTTACCTTTGTTTGAAGATGAACTTGAAGATATACAATTAGAAGCAGGTGTTATGTCATTAAATCAATTTGGTGGATATGGCACATTGGTTCAATTAGCTAATAACATTTATAAAGATATTGATGTTGTTAGTAAAACAAGTGTAGCAGAAGCTTATACGTTTTTAACTTATAAAAAAATTGAACGGACATATTTGCATAATTTAGAAAAATTGAAACGTGAAGAAATTAATAGAAATATTCAAAGCTAAAGCTGAAAAGACTTATTTTTTTGGTACCGGCACGAACATTGAACTAAATTCTCAATCCAATATTAAATATCCTTTAATTTGGATGCTTTTTCCTGTTACAATAAACAACAATTCAACTAATGGAATTATTGTATCACAAACTTTTAATTTTTCACTTCAATTTTTAACATCAGGAAAAATAACAGATACTCAATTACAAGTAAATGAGCATTTTAATTTGTTAAATGATATAATGGTTGGATTTATTCAATCAATGCAGATAGAAAATGAAAATTTAGAACGTGATTCAATGGTCTTTGGTCAAGCATCAATGATTAATAAAAAAATGGACAATATCCATTTCGGTTGGCAAGTTAGTGTTCAAGTTACTTTACCAATTGACTCTAATTTATGTTGTAATTTATTTGAGTAATGGAATTAACTAAAACTTTAGAAGAATTTAATAAATTAAATCAAGCACTTATTGAAGCGTTGGATAAAAAAAATTCTTCTTTGGCAGATTCACACGAAATATCTTATTTTACAGGTTCTACAAAAACAACTATATCTATTTTAGCGAATGAATATTGGTATTGGATAAATAATGGTCGTGGCCCCTCGCAAAAAGGAAATAAACCACCTGTAGTAAGGCCATCAATTAAAGAATGGCTTGAACAAAAAAATATTCCTGAATGGTATGCAAAAAAGAAAGATGGTTCACAAGGAAAAAAATTAACTCGTGATGAACAAGCATTTTTAATAGCAAGAAAAATTCATCGTGAAGGTTTTAAGGGTAATTTTTATGTAGATGATACTTTACCTAATTTTGAAAAAAAAATAGAAGAATCAATTAACGAAGATTTAAATAATTATTTTAATAATGAGTTTAACAATTGAAATAGAACCCGATGAAATTTCTGCAGTATATAATCCTGTTAAATTTCAATTTGCTTCAGATGTGCGAAGTAATTATACTATTGGCGATGTTCATACAATTGTGCCAAATGTTATTGTAAATAATAATGGTTACGTTGAAATTAGTTATGATGTTGACCATTTATTATTAGCAGGAGATTTTATTAAAATAACTGATAATGGTGGAATTACAGGATTAGATGGAGTTTGGTTAATTAGAGAAATAATTAATGCAGATAGTTATGTCATAAATTGTCCATATACTGAAACAAATGCAGAAAATGTTTTATTATATAAATTTTTGAGAAATTATAATTGCGTAATTAGAATTTTTGCTTATAATTTATGCGATGCAAATTATCAATTAATAGCTAAATTGCTTTTTAAACCATTATTTAGTGAAGGATATTGTTATTTTAGAACAGATATATCAGATATTCTAAAAAATTATAATAATGAATGTAATACAGAAATAGATAATATTTCATCTGATTTAATGCCATTAATTGATATTCCTGATTCACAAATTAATAATAAATCATTTTTATCTTATTATATCAGTTACGCTGAAGGATTTGATAATCCTGTAGTTGGAACTCCTGAATATGTAGAAACAATACCTGAAGAAAATTAATTATGCCAACATATAGAAAAGTAGTTAATTCAGCATTACAATATAATCAAGCAAATTTATCTGATTATATAATTTCTTCTTCAACAACAGGAAAGAAATTTTTGACTGAATGTCCATTAAATAGAAATATTAGATTAACTGAATTATCGGCATTATATTTTTTGATTGATAATGCAGAATCTTTTATTGGTTGTTCTGTTTTAAAATACAAAGATGAAAATGGAAATTTATTATACGAAAATTATATAAATTTTAATTTAACCGCAAATGTACATAATGCAATACCAATTAATTTTGCCGATGGAAATCCATTTTATGTATCATCAAACGCAAAAAGTATAAGTGTTTTAATATCATCTAATTATAATTTATTTTATAATGGAAATTTTGAACTTGGAACAGGTAATTTGTTTACATCGTGGACTTTAACGCAAACAAGCAGAACGAACTTATTACAACGCTCACAAGAGTTTGATAATGCGTATTGGACTAAAGGGAGTAGCACAATAGTAGCTAATTCAATAATAGCACCCGATGGAACAACAACGGCTGATACTTGGGTAGAAGCTAATGGAGTTGGCATAACACCTGAAATAGTTAAAGCTATATCATTAAGTAATTCAACACAATACACTTGGAGTATTTACGCAAAGCCAAATGGTAGAGATTGGATAGTAATCAACGCAAATGATGGGACTGCATCTTATCGTACTTGGTTTAATGTTACGACGGGAGTAGTAGGAACTAATCCATCAGGTTCAACTGCAAGAATATTTTTAGATGAGAACGGATTTTATCGTTGTATAGTTACACGCACAACGGCAAGTTCGGCGATTGGTTCTTTGTTTGATTTACAGATAGCAAATGCAGATGGGGTAAACACATACACGGGCAACGGAACAAACGGAGTTTATATTTGGGGTGCTCAATTAGAGCAATCATCACAAGTTACACCTTATATTCCAACAACTACATCTGCAACAACTACTTCTGTTGGAGCATTTTTACAATCAATATTAGGTGGCGTAAATGGAAAAAGATGTTTAATGATGTGGAATAATATTTCATCAATCTATTTAAGACAAGCTTTATATTTAATATCAGGAACTAATTATATACTTAAATTTTGGGCCAAAACTGATATAACTTATAATAATGCAAGAATGAATCTTGTAGTGGGAGGTACTGATATTGGAGATACTGAAGGTGCTATAATAAATGAATGGCAAGAATTTTCAATTGCTTTTTCAGGACCAAGTACCGGTTCTCAAAATTTTGATTTAAATTTTTTAAATGATGATAATTATGGTTTTGTCTATTTAGATAATGTTTCATTAAGATTGGCAAATGAATCAATTGCATTGAGTGAAGAAATTACATTTGTTTTAGATGAAGAATGTGCAGTTGAAGAAAAACAGGTTGTTTGGTTAAATAAATTAGGTGGATATGATTCGTGGACTTTTTTAGCAGGTCAAGAAACTCAAATTAATGTTAAACGAGAAAATGATATTGAATATTCTAAAGAAACTAATTTTGTTTCTCCTAATCGCATTTACGCTAACAGGAACAACACATCTATAAAGAGTAAAGGATTAGCTACCAAAACGAATAAAAGTACTGCAGAATGGCTTAAATCGGAATTAATTAATTCAATTGATGTTTATTTTGTCGAAAATGATAAATACATTCCTGTAAATGTTAAAGATGGTTCAATTGCTTATAATACTTGGACTAAAAATTACATAGTTAAAATGAATTTTGAATATGCTTATCCTATCAATATACAAACACGATAATGGAATATACTAAAGTAATTATTGATGACCTTTATTCTATAGATTTATCAGGAAAAGATATTATAATTCCTATTAGTTATGAAGTTATTGATATTAAAAATTTAAATCGTAGGTCAGGAAGTAAAACTAAAACTATTACAATACCTCGTACTTTAAAAAACGATAAAATATTTGGATTGGCTTTTTCAATTAATGGTAAAAATCAATTTGATAAATATTTATCTCGAAAAATCAGAATTGAAAAAAATACTCAAATATTATTTAATGGTTTATGCCGATTAACTGATGTTACAATAGATACTATATCATTTTATGCATTTGCTGAATTATCAAAATTAAAAGATTTATTTGGACAACTTACATTAAACGATTTAAATTTAGATGATTTAGACCATATTTACGATAAAACAATTTTTGATACTTGGGATGGAATTTACCCAATATATGTTCAACCTGATTATTTTTATCCTGTAATTGATTATGGACAATTTCAAAATACTAATCCTTTAGCAAGTAGTGAAACTCCTTCTATAAATATAGTTGATATGTATCCTGCTTTATATTTAAAAAGAGCAATTGAGCAAATTTGTTTGGATAATGGGTACACTTTAAAAACTAATTTTTTTGATGATTCACAAACTGCAAAAATTTTAATTCCTTTTGTTAATGAACAATTTATTCATAGTGATGATTATTTAACTCGTGAATTTGGATTGGATTCAAGAAATATTGGAACATATACATTACCCGATTCAGCAGGAATTTATATTATACCAACTGATAACGTTCTTTATGATAATTTATCTCAATTTTCAGGTGGAGAATATACTGCACAAGGAAACCAACGTATTAATATCTTTGCAAATTGCAGAATAGAAACACTTGGAACATATCCTGCAGGTTTTTATTTTCTTGTAAGCGTTTTAAAATATGATAATGTTTTAATGGATTGGATTTCATTAGGAGATAAAGTTGTTACAAATTCACTAAATCCTGCTGAATATATAAGTGTCGGTTTTAGAATTTCAGCAAATTTAAATAATGGAGAAAAAATAAAATTTATAGTAAGAAAATTTAATACTTCAGCACCAATAGAAATTAATATTATAAATTCATTATTTGTAGTTTTACCTAATTATGTAGATATTAATATACGAAATATTTTTCCAAATGAATTTGTACAAATAGCACCTAATTTACCACCAATATCACAAATTGATTTATTTAAGTGGTGTTATCAAATGTTTAATTGGGTAATATTTGTAGATGATGATAAAGGACAAATTGAAATTTCTACTTATGATTTATTTTATCAAAATAATAGTCAAAAAGATTTCAGTCAAAAATTATCTTTAAATCCTAATCCTGTAATAAATTATCAACCAACTGATTTCAGTAGAAAATATGATTTTAAATACAAACACGATTCAGGAGATTTTTATTTATCACGTTATGATTTGCAACAAACTATAAATCAACCATTTCTATTTGGAGATGGAAGATATTATTTAACTAAACAAGGAGATGCTACATTAATTGGCGAAGTTGGTTTTTCTCCTACAATTATTGAAAAATCTTTTAAAGGACATCCAAGTGATTTCATAAAAATTACTACAATGTTAAATAATTCTGCACCAACAATTAAAAACACTCAACACGAACCAAGAATATTAATTAATGGAGGATTAGTTACAATAGATACTTTATCTGAAGGAACTATAGACCATATTTATATTGAGGAAGTTGGTGCAGTTACAAATTTACCATTATGTTATTTTCATAAACAAACATTCAATGAGGCTAATATAGATGCTTTTGATTTGAATTTATCTTTTTCAAGGCCTGATATAATTTTATATACAAATGGCAATTTAATAGATAAATATTATAAAAGTGCTATTAATTCATTATCGGTTTCTGCTCAATTGATTGCTTATTTTATGCTTGATAGTCAAGATATTACAGAATTAGATTTTTCACAAAATTGGTATATTTCTTATTTTAACGCTATCTTTAGATTAAATAAGATAGTTGATTATAATGCTAATTCATTAGGATTAACCAAAGTAGAACTAATAAATGTTGGTGTAATTGATACAATTGAAGATAATTATCAAATAATAGAATCAAATAATTAAAAAATAAAATGGCAAAGAAAAAAATAAGTGCATTACCTATAGCAGGAAGTCTATTGGGTGCAGAAATAGTTCCAATTGTACAAACAGGAACAACAAAACAAACAACGATTCAAGATATCGTTAATTTGGTAGAAACAGAAGGTGGAATTAATGGAAGTGGAACTGCGAATCGAATTTCTAAATTTATAGATGCAAATACTATTGGAGATAGTTCTATTTCCGATGATTTAACTATTCTTCAAACGTATTCGCAAGAATCGGGAGGTAATGAAGGATTAAAACTTGATTACGCAAACAGGTCCTATAAATTAGGAGAATTTGATTACAATGTAAATGGAACTATTTTTGAAGTCAATGATGATTTAAAATTTATTTTGACAAAATATTCAGGAAATAATGTTGGATTATATTTTGATTTTCTTAATAATGTTTATTCATTAGGAGATTTTGATTATATTTCTATAGGAACTGCATACGTTGTTGATTCATATAAGGCTTATACAAAATCAGAAGGTGGAATAAAAGGTTTAGGAATTGATTTTAACGAAAATGCTTATACTTTGGGTGTTCCCGAAGGAAACGATTATGTTTCGGGAGTTGTAGGTTTTTCAATGATTAATGAAATTATTACAATCGGCGATGGTTGGGCGAGTTCAACTGCTTTAAAATTTGTTGTCGATATTCCTTTAAATTTAATCAAAACTCAAACATCAGGATATGATTGTGGTTTAAAAGTTGATTTTGATGAAAATATTTATGCTATTGGAGATTATGCAAATGAAAGGAATACAGGAACATCGTTAATTATAGATGATTTGGTTGGAAAAATAAAAACACGATACAATAATACAGATTCGGGATTTTTTATTGACTATGGAGATTATTCTACATCGTTTCAATTAGATTATAATCCAATTAATACAGGAAATTATATTCAATTGCCGAGAATAAATCAAGCAATTGGAAATTTAGCAGGAAATCAATCTTATTTTAATCACAATTTGTTTGCTTACAATCCGAAATATTATTTGCAATTTGGTCAATATTTACCATCAGAAGGAGATGGTGGAGCATCATTACAAATTGTAATGACCGAATCGGGAGATTGGGGACAAACTGCAATTTCCTTATTAGGTTGGAATCCCGAAGAAGGATTTTTATTACAAAATGCAAATATAATTAATTTGAACTCGCTTTCTCCCGATGGTGCAAAACAATGTCATATTTCATTAAACGGAACAGATGAAAGAATTAGTTTTAATACAAAGGCAGTAAATTTCGGACCATTAACAACAACTGAAATAAACAATATATTAAATCCTATAGATGGTGATGTTGCATACAATACAACATTGAACACTATTTGTTTCTATGATGGAAGTTCTTGGAAAAAAGTAACTCATTCAGCGATGTAATTTGTAAATAATTAAAAATAAAGTATCTTTGATTATGACCAACGAACAAATATTTGCTATTATTAGTCAAGGATTAAATAAAGCAAACAAATCAGGAGTTTTTGATTTAAAAGAATCGGCATCAGTTGTTTCAGCATTATCTGAACTTCAAAAAGTTTTAGATTCTTTATCTCCTAAAGAGGAAATGAAAAAAGTATAATTGAATAAGGCCTGTAAAATGGCCTTATTTTTTAAATTTAAAACGATGGCAGATAGCAAAACGATTATTTATAGTGTTGATATTGAATATGGGAATCTTGTAAAGAACTCCGAGGATATTAAAACAAAAATAAAGGATTTAACAATTGCTCAAACAAATTTAGATACAAGCAGTAAAGAAAATCAGAAAACTTATCGTGAAAATACTACTCAATTAAAAATGCTTCAAAGTCAATTGAAGTTAAATGAAACAGAAGTAAATAAATTCACAGAATCAGAAAAAGCAAATACAGATGCTACAAATTTCAACAATAATTCAATAAAACAAAACAGAGAATTATTAAAAGGATTAACTGCAGAATATATTAAACTTCAAAATCCCACTGAAGAACAAACCAAAAAAATAAAAGCGTTAAGTGATACTTTAAAAGCACAAGAAGGTGCCATTGGCGATACTCGTAGAAGTGTAGGTAATTATAAAGAATCTTTTCAATCAGCTATTGGACAATTTCCTGCATTTCAAAAAGGAATTGAAGGAGTTTCTAATGGTTTCAAAGCATTATCTGCAGGAAATCCATTTACGCTTATATTGATGGCATTAACACCATTGATACAATCATTTTTAAAATTAGAACCTGTAACAAATGCAATAAATGGAGTTTTTGAAGGATTAACTTCAGCAATTACCACTATTGTTTCATCAATAAAAAACTTTTTTGATTTAATGTCATCAGGTGCAGGATTTTTTGATTCAATTTCTCAAGCATTTGGTGGATTGGGTGGAAAAATGAAATCGGCAGCGATTGAAGGATATAATTTAGTTCAAGCATTAGATGATTTAGAAGATGCTGAAAGGTCAAATCAAGCTTCTATGGCTAAAACTAATAGAGATGTGGCAATTCTCATTGCTCAATCTAAAGATAGGACTAAAACAGAACGAGAACGTATTGATTTATTAAAGGAAGCGAACCGATTAGAAGAAGAACAACTTAAAAAAGATTTAAATATAGCAAATACAAGAGTGGCCGTTACTGCTCACGCTTTAGCAGTTGCAATTCGTACAGGAAAAGACCGAGATACTGCAGAGCAAAATTTAGCAGATGCTCAACAAAAACGATTTGAAGCAGAACAGGCTTCAGGAGTTCAAACAGAAAAAAATCAAGGCAGAATTAATGGTTTAATTCAATCAGAAGATGATTTGCGACAAAAAGGACTTGATAAACAAAAGAAAAGAATTGAAGAAAATAAGAAAATTTTAGATGATTTTGTTAAAAAAGTTACTGAATCATTAAATGAAGAACAAAAAATAAGAGTAGAACAATTTGCAAATGATAAATTACTTACTCAAATGGCCAATGATGAAAAATTATTGTCTTTAAAAGAATCATTTGCAAATGGAACACTTACAGAAAAACAATACCAAGACCAAATTAAAGAACAACAATTAGCATTTTATGATGCACAAATAGCCGACCTTGAAGAATATAATGGTATTACAGGTGCATACGATGATGAAATCACTAAATTAAAAATTGATAAACAAAATGCAGTTACTGATAATAAAATAGTAAATATTGAAAAACAGAAAGAATTAGATGCTCAAAAATTTGAATTAGATTTAGAATATGCTACAATAACTGCACAAACAGACCAAGAAAAAAGGGACCAAGAAATTTTAAATATAGAAGCTCAAAATGCTCAAATATTAAAAAACACTAAATTAACTGAAGAACAAAAGCGAAATGAGATAGCAAAAAATGCTAAAGCAATTGAAGAAATTGAAAAGGCATCTACTAAAGCAAGAATTGCTAATATTATGCAATTAGCAAATGTAATGGGCCAAATATCAGAATTATTAGGAAAAAATACTGAAGAAGGAAAAGCTTTTGCAGTTGCTCAAACTATTATTAGCACATACGCTTCTGCACAACAAGCCTATGCATCTCAAATAATTCCCGGCGACCCAACTTCTCCTGTTCGTGGTGCTATTTTAGCAGGATTAGCTATTATTCAAGGATTAAAAAGAGTGAGAGAAATAACTGCAATTGAAGTTCCAAAACCAACACCTCCACCTCCACAAAAAACTGAAGGATTTGCCGAAGGTGGATTAGTAGGATTTGCAAGTGGTGGATTATCAGGAACTAAAATTACTTCAGGAATGGGAATACCAATAAGAAGGAGAAATGGAGATAATTTATTAGCAACCGTAAAAACAGGAGAAGTTATTTTAAATCAAAAACAACAAGCGATGCTTGGTGGTTCAAGTACTTTTTCTCGAATTGGTGTTCCGGGATTCGCTAATGGTGGAATGATTCTTCCTGATATAACAAGTCCTAATTTTGATTTAATGGAATCATTTAGAAATATGCAATTAGTAGTGAGTGCAGTTGAAATCACAAATGTACAGAACAGATTAAAGGTAATGGAAGATACTACATCATTATGAACATAGAAAAAGAATTTTACGAACGCATTAATAATAAATTTGGCGAATGTTCCAAATTGGCTTATTATTTAGCAGAAAAATGTGCATTGACTACATCTGATTTAGAAAGATTCTTAATAAGAAGTGAAGTTGAAGAACAAATTGAAAAAGGAAAAAAATCAAAAATGATGATTTATGCAGATATTGCTGAAAAATATTGTAAATCAATACATTCGGTAATATATATTGTAAAAAAAATCTAATTGTAAAATGATTACAAAAATTAAATTTTAATTATAATTAAATTTGTTATATGGAAATCTATAATTTATTAATAAATAAAGACATTGGTATAGATAAAGGAGATTTATCTTCTGAATATGTGCGTAATGAAATCCTAAAAGCACAAAATCAAGGTGCCAAAGAAATTCGTTTAATTATCAATTCAAAAGGAGGAGATGTTTACGAAGGTTTTTCTATTTACAATGATTTAAAAGATTGTGGCTTAAAAATTACTGCTTACATTCACGGATTTTGTGGTTCAATTTCAACATTAATAGCATCAAGTGCTGAATATGTAGAAATGAGTGAAACTGCTCAATATATGATACACAATTCTTCAGGTGGTGCATCAGGAAATGCTAAAGACCTTGAAGCAACTGCAGTAGCTTTAAGACAAATTGATGAAATTTTAGCAACAAATTATTCTAAAAAAACAGGAAAAACTATTGATGAATTAAAAGCATTAATGGAAACAACTACATATATGAGTCCAAATGATGCAAAAAATTTAGGATTTATTGATGCAGTAAGATTACCAATATCAGCTTTCGGAAAATTTAATATAAAAACAAAAATGGACAATAATTTTAAAAACAAAATCGCTTCTGCTTTCAAGGCAATTGAAGAAGCATTAACAGGAAAAAATGAAAATCCTGTAAATTTTACTGAACCATTGGCCGATGGAAAAACTATCATATATGGCGATGGAGATTTAATGGTTGGTTCTGCAGTTTATACTGATGAATCAATGACTACACCTGCACCTGAAGGGGAACACGCTTTATTAAGTGGTGTTTTTATCATTGTTGATGAAGCAGGAATTGTTCTTGAAATTCGTGAAATCGAAGATAAAGGAGAAGATGTAGTTGCAAAAGAAAATGCTGATTTAAAAGCAAAAGTTGCTGATTTAGAAGCAAAATTAGTTGCTGAAACAACTGAAAAAGAAGTATCTGCAAAAAATTTAGTAGAATTTAAAGCAAAAATGGATTCTGATTTTAAAAATTTGAAATCATTAATAACTTCTGCTGATGTAAAACAAAAAGATGACCAACGTAAAAATGTTGCTCCAAATCCTTTTGATGTAGTAGCTGAAAAAATGAAAAAACAATATTTGTAAACAATTAAAAAATAAAAAAAAATGGATATTTTAGATATAAACTTTGAATGGCCGGGGCAATTAGCCAATGAGGTATTTATTAAACCTACATTTTTAACTCCTGAAATGACTTCAGAATTTAGAGTTATAGTAGATATTAAATCAAGAAGACAATTAGCATTAGACAATATTCTTTCAGGTGTGGTTCGCCCATCAGTTGGTTGTGGTCGTGATAATGCAGGAAATGTTATTGATATTTCAGACAAATGGATTGATGTTTGCGATTTAAAAATAAATTTAAATCAATGTGCTAAAAATTTACGTGCTACATTTATGGAGCAGTATTTGAGAACAGGTAATGAAATTACTGATTTAGTGGGTACAAATGTTCAATCTTACATTTTAGAAAAAGTTACAAATGCAGTTCGTTTAGATGTTTATGATATCGCTTGGTTTGGAGATGAAAATTCTGCAAATGATACATTAGCATCTTGTACAGGAATGTGGGCGAGATTAATTCAAGGAGCAAATGCTTACGAAATTGAAAAAGTAACTATTCCTTCTACTTTAGGAGATTGTACTGCACTTAATGTTTTAAGAGATATGTACACTACTGCATCGCCATTATTGGACCAAATGCCTGAAGGAGATAAATATTTTGCTTTAACTCGTGAATTATACGACAATTATTTAACTTGTAGAGAAGAAGCTTGTGGTGGAGATAAAGCTTGGGATATGGTTGAAGCAGGTGCAAGAGTTTTAACTTTCAGAGGTATTCCTGTTTATAAAAAATCAAGATGGACTCAAATCATTTCAGCAAATGAATTGGGAAATACTCATCGTGCAGTTTATACATACAAAGAAAATCTTGCAGTTGGTACAGATGCAGTATCTGATATGAATTCACTTGATTTTTACTATGTAAAACAAGACAAGATGAATTACATTGATGCAGAATTTAAAATGGGTACTCAATATATCTATGGCGAATTGACTGTAATTGGTTTATCTTACTAATTTAAAGGAGGAAAAAAAATATGCCTTGTGGAATTATAAGTGGATTAGCTTGTGCAACTTGTGAAGATTTACAGGTTGTCGGTGGAATTAAAGCGAAAAATATCTATGTAGGTTCATTATCAGATTTAACTGATAGTGGATTTACTGCAGATTCTGAAGGTGTTGTTACTGCTATTGGATTGCAACCTTATAACTATCTTTTCAAATTTTGTGCTAAAACAAAAAGTGCAGGAGCAGGACAAGAAATGGTTATTGGAGAAAACAATATCAAATCTTTTAATCAAACGATTACAGGAAAATTTCAGCAACAAACACAAGACGCTAAAAACGTTTGGGATAATTTGAAGTTATTAGATGATTTATTTGTCATCATTGAAAAAACTGATGGTACATTTGAACTTTATGGTAAAGTGGCAGGATTACAAATTACTGCTTTAACTAAAGCTACAGGAGTATTAATCGGAGATGATAATGCTTTCAACGTAACATTAGGACAACCAAATGGTGGAGAAACATCATTGGCTCCTGATTTCTTAAAAACAGATTACCAAACTACTAAAAATTATCTTGAAGGATTAATTTCATAGTTCAAGTTGGGTTAATAGGAATGGTGTCGGGGTAACTTGACACCATTTTTTTTTGTATTTGTAATTTTTTACTATATTTGAATATGTCAATCGAAGAAATAAAACAATATTTTGACCAAAATGGTGGTAAAAGTTTACCTCATAATGATAAACATTGGAATATTTTGTTTGATATGTATTTTAAAGCAACTAAAAACAAACTTTCTATAGGTTGTGGAGGTTGTTATCAAGTTGGATATAAATGGCTACAAAAACAATAATTCATCAAATTTATTTTAACGAACAAACAAAGGGATTTATTAATCCTATTTGTATTCCTTATGATAATATTTGGTTTGAAGGTAAAAAAACTCAACCTTGTTTTGAAAATCATATAATTTCAGAACTTATTGATAAACAGGCACATAAAGAATCTGATTATTTTGGTGTTTTTTCTTGGCAATTTGAATCTAAAAATCCATATCGTTTAGAAAATTTTAATGATGATATGAAAAGATTTCCAAAATACGATTGTTATACTTTTTATAAATTACACACTCAACCTAATGTTTGGCGAGTTGCTGAAAATTGGCATAAAGGTATAATTGAAACTGCTCAACACATTTTTAATCGTTTTAAACCATCAATAAATATTAGTCGAATAAATACACCAACAATATACCAAAATGCTCATATAACGAAGATAAACATCTATGAGGATTATGTAAATACTTGGTTAAATCCATTAATTGAAATAATGGAAGATAAAAATGATATTTGGTTACAAAATAGATTATATCAAGATACAAAATATAAATCAGGCCGTTTTTCGCCTGAAATATTAGAAAAATTAACAGGAGTTCCATATTATCCAATGCACACTTTTATTTGTGAAAGGTTTTTTTCTACTTATATGGCAATTAATAGACATTCAATCAAACATTTATGCTAAAAATAAGAGTAGTAAGCAATTATGCTGAAAGTTGGAGATTACATTCTGAAATATTAAGACAATTTGCACCTGCAAACATTGTTTTAAATTTTGGATTTGTTGAAGATAATTCTTATAATATTTTATTTATTTTAAATAATTGGGATGGCGAAATAAAAGTAAAACCTGAATATGTTTTTGTTTTAGCACAAGAACCTTCTTGGTCTTTAAATTTTAAAGATTGGAATGATAAATGTGCTGAATTTATTTCTCCTACTAATAACCAATTGCCATTAATGTTTAATTGGACCGGCCTTGATTTTGAAGAAGCAATTAATTTAAAAATTGAAAAAACCAAAAAATGTAGTTTTATTGTTGCAAAACACAAACCATTAGAAGGAACTTTATACGATTTTAGAAATAAATTAGTTGATTTAATAATTGCAAGTGATTTAGACATAGATATTTATGGTAAAGGATGGAATATTTCTGATTCAAGATATAAAGGAGAAATTGAACATAAAAAAGATGGTTTAATAGATTATCATTCATCAATTTGTATAGAAAATTGTGAGCAAGAATTTTATGTAACTGAAAAATTTTGGGATGCTATTATATGTGATACATTTCCAATACCATATCAAGCGATTAAAAATGAACCAATAAAAGCAATTAAAGCAATTATGGAATCTGTAGCGATTGGCGATGGTTATGCTTATACAATGCCTCATAAACAATACTATTTCCACGAATTAAACATATTTAGATATATTCAATCAAAAGTTAATCTATTTATCTGATGCCAATTTGTATAACATTCGGAACAAAGCAATACCAAAATGCACTTGATAGGTTGTTTAAATCTGCCAATAAGTATATGTACACTTTGACTTTTAATGTTTCATCAATTACAGAATTAATAAAAGCATATCCGAAGCATTTTCAATCTGATAGGGGATTTGGTTGGTGGTTATGGAAACCATATTTAATTAATTCGGTTTTAAATTCAATGCAAGAAGGAGATTATTTGATTTATTTAGATTCAACAATTGAAATTTTAAAAAATCCTGAAATATTATTAGAAGATTATAAATCAGATATAATTTTGTTTAATAATGGTCAAATACACCAAGAATATTGTAAAACAGAATGTTATTATGAAATGGGTTATAATTCGCCATTAAATCAATTACAAGCAAATGGTGCTATTCAAATTTATAGGAAATCTGATTTTTCATTAATGTTTACTGAAGAATATTTCCTTTGGTGTACAAAATTAGATTTAATTAATGATGAACACGATAAAACAATTCAGAATAATAAATTTAAAACACATAGGCACGACCAATCAATTTTAACTAATTTGGCAGTTGGTTATGAAATACCTTTATTTACATCTCCTTGCCAATGGGGTATGAAAGAAAATGCTTATTTTAACCATCACAGACAACTATGATAATTAAAGGGATATTAAAAAAAGATAAAAATGGATTTTATTTAGAAACTAAATATAAATTCAATGGTAAAATGGGATTAAATGATGAACAAATAGAAATACTTGATACATTAGTAAATAAAAAAATAAAAATTGAATATGAAACAATTAACAGAATTGGCAATCGCAAATAAGGCTCAACAGAAACCTTATGAATTTCAAAAATTGCTTGAAATGTTAGATGTAATGACATCTAAAAAAATTGCAGTCGAAATAGGAAGTTATGATGGTGGATGCTTATATGCATATCGTGAAATGTTCGGCAAAACGATTTCTATTGACCTAAATCAACGTTCAAACATTGAAGGTATAGATTATATCATTGGAGATAGTAAAACGTTGTATAACGATTTAAAATCGAAATTAGGAGGTAAAAATACCAAAATAGATTTTTTAATGATTGACGGAGACCATTCTTTTGAAGGCGTAAAGTCTGATTTTGAAATTTACCATAAATTGGTTAAAAAAGGTGGTATTATAGCTTTTCACGATGTTAAAGAAACTCAAATGCATACCGAACTTAATTGTTTTGTATCTGATTTTTGGAATAAAATTAGATTGGATGAAAGATTTGAAGCAATTGAATTTTTAGATTCAGTAAATGATTGGGGTGGAATTGGTGTTTTAATCATAAAATAATGGATATTATCATCACTTGTAAAAATAGACTTCAGCATTTAAAAAAATGTATTTCATCAATTCCTAAAGAAAATTTAATTGATGTTTTTGTTGTTTGCTATGGAGATGAAATGGCATTTAGATGGTGTAAACAAGAAAAATTGAAGTGTATTTTATATCCGGCCCGAGATTTTCATTTATCAAAAGCGAGAAATATTGGTGTTACTAATACTTTTGATGAATGGTTATTTTTTGCTGATGCTGATACAATATTTGATGCTAATTTTTTCAAATCATTAAAATTAGAAACAAATAATTATTATACAGGAGAACCACAATGTTCAGGTAATTGTATTGTTGAAAGAAAACATTTTAAAGGTTATGATGAAGCGATAAAAGGATATGGTGGCGAAGATACAGACCTTTATATTACATTGACTATACAAGGTTTAAAGAAATGCCACATTGAATTAATGAGATATTTACCTCATTCTGATTTTGATAGGACAAGAAACTACGGAAATTCGAAGAAATGGCATCAACAATTGCATAATATTAAGTATTTGATGCAAAAACATCCTCACGAGTTCATTTTTCCTGAATATATTTCACCCGATTTAAAACATTTTTTTTTATGATGATTCAAGAATCTTTTCTCATATCGTTATTGTGTTATGGTTTTTTTCAAGCAACACGATTCGGAAATATTTTGTATTTCATTCAACGATTTTCGCTTACATTACCCGAATTTTTCGGTAAACCAATATGCCTTTGTTTAACTTGTATGTCATCAATTCACACTATTTTTTGGCATTATTGTTTTTGGGGATTTGAATGGACAATAATACCTCAAATTTTAATTGTAGCATCAATAAATCATATAATAGGATTAATTTCAGCACAATATGAATAAATTAGCAGGAATTTGGAACGTTTGGGATGGCGATGAACATTTAAGAAAGTCAATTGAACAAATTAAAGAACATTTAGACTTTGTAATTGTTGTTTATCAGAACATTTCAAATACAGGAGAAAAATATTTTCCTGAATTACCACACGATTTAATAGATATGTCGTTTCATTATCAACCAAATTTATTGGATTCTGCTCAAAATAATGAAGAAAACAAACGTAATATAGGCCTATCATTAGCAAAACAAATTAAATGCACTCATTTTATTCATCTTGATTGCGATGAAATGTATTTTAATGAAGATTTTAAACGTGCTAAAGAAGAATGTTATAAAAACAATTTGGATGCTTCATTTTGCTCATTAAAAACCTATTATAAATATCCTACAAAGCAATTATTTCCTGAAGAACCTTATTTTGTGCCATTTATTCATAAAATATATCCACAGACTAAAATGTGCTTTGATAAAAAATATCCTGCATTTGTGGACCCAACACGAAGAACAAATACTTATATCAATCATAAATACATAGATTGGTTAAAAATGCACCATTATTCTTTTGTAAGAAAAGATATTGAAAGGAAAATGAGAAATTCTTCAAGTTCATCAGCATTTTCTAATAATAGTGTAACTTGGGAAGAATTTGATAAAACAGGTAAGATGATACATTTTAAGGATTTTATTACCATTGATGTTGAAAATTACTTCAATTTGTAAATAAATTACAAGTTAAAAGTCTTATAATAAAGTAAATTTGTATATATGGAAATGACTCAATTATCCGATAATTTTTTCTTTTTTCAGGCAAAAGCACCTGCTGATTTAACTATTTTTAATCAAATAGATGATTTTCAAAGAAAAATTATTAGTTATGGTAAATTCAATAATTATCCACAAGAGATAATAAAGGCCATACAATCATCGCCAATCGCTAATTCTTGCGTTGAAACCCACGCTAAATTCCTTTATGGAGATGGATTATATTTTGATACTCCTGAAGGACAAACTGAAGAATTTACAAATAAATTAAAACAAATATTTAATGAGTCATTTTATCAGACTATATGTTATGATATGGCATATTTTGAAGCACTTGGTTTAATTCAAAAATGGGATTTAAATGGTTATTTAACAAGTGTTAAGCAACAAGATTTTTCTACAATTCGTTTAGGTATTCCAAATCTTGATGATTTTGAAATTACTTATGCTATGATTTCAAGCAATTGGCAAGAAGAACAAAAATTAAAACGTTATAGAGCAATAAAAATAGATTTATACAACGATATTGATACTAAAGTTAAAATTGGTTCATATAATGAAGGAAATAAAGTAGATGAATTTCAAAAATGGTCGGGAACATTAGAATATATTAGAAGATATAAACCGGGCCAAGTATATTATTCTCAACCAAAATTTGCTTCAGCCTTAAAATGGATTTATGCCGATGGACAAATTCAAAATTTTCACGCAAATAATGTAGATAATTCTTTTGCTCCTGCATTTATAGTAAAAGT